GAACGACTGTGCTAATGGGTCGTAAAGCTTAACTGTAATCTTAGTTGTTAGTACAATCTTTTCAGTTGTACGTTTAGTACCTTGTGCTGTGTAGATAGCCGTTGCAGAAGAAGGTTTTAAAGCTCCTGTACCTGCATTCGTGATTTCTACGTCTACAGAACCACAACGCTGACCACTAGGTACTACAAAGCTAGCTGTTACTTTACCTTTAGCATCTGCTTTAACTGTGTCTTTTTGTGTACCTGCTGTAGTCGTACCTGATGGTTTCAATGATACCTTAATACCATTAAAGATTAAGTACAAATTGTCTGCGAAAGGTAATAAACCTTCTGCTGTAATCTTAACTGTACGTGAACGCATGAACTCAATGGCTGTTTCCATTGTGTTCGTACCCCCGTTAGAAGTGATTACACCTGTACGTGGGTTAGCTTTATCATAAGCTAATGTACCACCTGTTAAAGATGTTTGTCCCTTATCCCATGAGATTGAATCCTTGTTGTTCTTGATGAATTCAGAATCTGCGTTTCCTCGTGTATCGCCATTGTGTCTCCACCAACGATTTACTCGGTACGTTTTTGTTTTGGTATTATTAACTGTAATGTTCTCTTTCTCAATCCAGTTATCATTAGAAGGATTTAATTTCAAGCTACCTGTACGTTCATCAAATACCATGTAAGGATTGACGTTCATAATATTAGTAGCAATCGGTTGGTCAATCAGTGTTACACGTTTATAAGGGCTTGTTACAACACGCCCCCATGACATTGCTTGCCATCCTGATTCAGAAGTTGATTGGTTAATACCAATATCATTCTGCTTCTCCTCTTTGAAAGGTAATGTAATCTCTGCGTCCTCAAAAGAGAAACCTACATAGCGTAATACTTTACCATCTTCTTCTAACCCCTCTAAACCCTCATCTAGTTTCTCAATCGTATTGAAACCATCTGAGAAAATACCACGTAGTAATAGTGGGTTAAAGCCTTGCTGTGCTGATAAATCCATAGCCATAGAACTCATATTATACTCTAATGTCTGTACACGAGCAACTAATTTCTGCAACTTCTCGAAAGGGATATTCGTAACTGTCTCAGAGTTTGTTGTAGCATACAGAGAGTTCGGGAATACTGTAATTGTACCGATAGGTAATGTTAAAGTATCTTGTGAAGAAGGTGCGAATACTTCGTCAATTGTTGAAGGCTGACCTTCTAATACTGTAAACTTACCAAAGCGGTCTAACATAATTAAATCTTTACGAGCTAAGTAGTAGCTGTAAGTAATACTAATGTTCGTTTTATCTACTGGTTTGCGTCCACTCTTTTTAGAGAAGTCAATATAGAATGCAGGTAAACCATTTACATCTAATTCTTTAGACTCTACTACTTCATACTCGTCACCTTTAATGAAAGCGTACGTGTATAAATAAGTAACTTGGTACGTAGAACCACTTGTAGGTGATTTCCCACCGACAATCCACTGAATTTGACTACCGTTAATTAATTGATAGTCTACACCTTGTGTATAGACAGTAGGTACTCCGCCTACGTGGAACTCAACAATAGATGTTACCCCTGTTTGTCCGATGTTATCAATACGTGAAGAAGGGTCTCGTGTTACAAGGGCTTTAATCTGTGTTACCGTACCTGTTACAGAACGAACAGATTCTACAGGTCGGTTGTTTAGTTTAACCTTCTGTAGTGTACCGCCTAATCCATCTGAGTCTTGGTATAATTGCTGTTCGTCAATTACTTCTCGTGAGTCCATTGACTTTGCAATCGGAATACGTGTAGAAGAAGGTTTCTCTACTTTGTATCCTCGTACATATGCTTTACCTGCAGATGCTACTAATGAAACCTCCGTAGCTGATTCTTGTGTTGTATCTACGTATAACTCATAACCCTCTACTCGATAAGAACCTGACTCATCATAAGTACGCTCCGCTAATAAGTCCATAAGCTTGTCTGCGCCTGGGCGGTCTTTCGTTACAAGTAGTTTACCTTCTTCAAAATCAAACACTTTTGTGTAGTCAGGTTGGTTAGCTACTAATCGGACAACCTCTTTTACTCGGTCTGCTCCTTTAGATGACTCAGAAGGTGCGCCAATTGTAGGGTCTAATAATGTAGCGTCATCTACGTTTGTTACAATAGTTGATTCTACGTAAGCATTGATTGTTTCATCGCCAATACCTGATAAGGTTACTGAACCACCATCGTAGTTACGTACTAATCCTTCTAAGTAAATTAGTCCTGGTTGGAAGGTAACAAGTAAATCCCCTTCTGGCGTTTCTTTAATATCAAAGTCTAAACCGCTAATTAAATCCCCATCAGAGAAAATTGCGTCACCTGTGCGCTTTAGGTGATGTTCTAGTAATGTCTGAACTTCTGTAAGCTCTGATTGTTGTAGTGGTACGTTAGGGTTGAATGCAACTTTCGTGTACCCTTTTTTAATACTTTCATCGCCTCGGTCATAATACGGGCGACCACTTAAATCGTATGACATATTTTTCTCACTCCTTTATTATAGTTTAACAAGCCATGATTCAACTGTCAAGATGTCGTTTGTACGTGTCAATGGTGAACGGTTTGCATAAAACTGTAATACCCCTTGGTTTTTAATCTCAGAAGGTAGTACTGCTGTAGTGCTTACACCGTCATTTAATTGTACCCCTGTGTGAATACCTGCTTGTCGGTAAGTACCGATAGGTAGCTCTGCTCCACGTAACGTAGCCTTGATATAGACATAGTGGGCATTTTCTGTATATGCGTCTGCCTCATTTACTAATAGCCACTTTTCACCGTCATACTCTACTACTTGTCCTGTAGGTTCTTCCCCTAAATTCACTTTACGTGCTAATGATACTGTATCACACTTCTTCATACCAATCAACTCTGAAAGCTGTGAAGTAGTTGGGTCTTCGACAGGTGGGTTGTTTTCGTTTGACCACGGAGTAGTTCCCTTACCGATAGCTAGATACATATTCTCTTTCTGCTTCATAAATCGAATTGCATTTTCAACGTGTGCGTTATTCGTTACAATTGCCATCTATATTCACTTCCTAATCTATAAATTTTGTTCTTAGTATTCTCTACATAATATAACACCGTATGCTTATTATACCACATACGGTGCTTTGTTAGGTGTATTATGCTATAGGCTCCTGCGTCACTATTTCTGATACTTCCTGTTCCATATCAATGTCATTACTTGCTACTGTTGTTGCCATGCAAGTATTAAACATTATAAGGAAATTGCTATCTAGTTGTTCTCCATTATCTGTTTTAGAATACGGATAGTAACGGCTAAAGAACTCCGAACTAATTGTATAGTTATTTTGCCCTATCACGAACTCTTTACTATACGTAGTTGACGTTCTATAATTTGGGATTTGGAAGCTTTGTAGTGTGTAGCCGACACAAGATATTTGAATGCTTTCAATATCCATCATCCACCCATTGAAATCCACTACAACATACTCATTGACAACTGTACCTTTTACTACGATTGGTGGTTTCCCTTTCGTTCTGTTAAAGGTTATTACTACCCCGTCATCCCCGTCAATGTTCTCATCCCCTGCTAATACCCCTGCATCAAAACCTGTTAAGTCACTGGTCTCAGATACAGTAGGAGAACTGGAGAATTTAAAGTACTTTTCCTTGTTAGGGTCTTCGTCTTTTGCATTAACTTTCATACGTACCCTTTTGATTGGGGTGTAGTAGTAAGTCTCTGCACCAAAGGAGTCACCAATAATATACTCCTGTGAATCAAACAGGGATAAATCACCATTACTAAGTTCTAATGAGATACTAGGTTTCATAATTTCTATCCCCTGCTCTAATGTATATCGGAAACCTTTATGATAAAGTAAGCCTAACGAGAAGTAGTCAATGTAAAATGTTTCAGTAGTTAATGCTCGTAATCTTGTTACAACAACACCTACATCATTTACATAGTCAGCTATTTCTTTATTCACTAACTTATCATAATAGGTTGTCACTTTATCGCTCGTCTCTACTATATCCCACTCACCTGTGGTAAAGTTAAAAATTTCAGCGACAGTTTCTACATCAAAGCTTTTAACTTCATACTTTAAGCTATATGTTAAATCTGTGTATAGTCGAGATAAGTACCCTTTGTATGTTAAGTCTGAGTTCCCAATCAAGGTATCCGCCAGTAATGGGTATGTTTTGTTAGAGAACTCTCCAAAGTACATTGTATAATACTCTTGCCCGTCCGTACTCACATAAATACCCGCAATGGCTTCATTATTGTAGCTGTTGTCTACTTGAACGGATTTCAACTTTGCAGGCTCAGCTAGTTTTAGAGTAGCAAAACTACGTCTGTCTAATTCGTTTACAATGTTATCACCATTGTCTTTTTGGATATATCCTGGTGTCCCTTCTTGTGAGATAGCCCATACCCCACCTACTGCTTTATCTTGACCATCTTCACCTAAAGCTGTTAAATAACCTATATCCATACCACGTTTTGAGTTCTCAATCTCAATTTTAATGTATTGGATTTCTTGATTTACATAGTCCTCTTTGTTCACTAAGCTATGATACTCACTTAAATTAAGGGCTTGATACAGTGATTTGTCAGGACTAAGTTCAATATCTGCTTTTGAGCCACCTACGAACGTAGTTGCTGTGTACATAGTGCTATCACATTCTTCCCCTAACGCAAGTAAATCTATAACAGATTGCTCATTAGTAGGTGTAATACTTCCTGCTGTAAATGTTGTATGGATAGAGGGTCTGCCACTTGTTGCAGGTGACCCTGCTAATACGTCTAATGAGTTTAGGTCGGACTTATTGGTTCTGAATATGTTGCTCGCTATTTCTAAACTCGAAGTAGCTAACTGAACGGACTCTAATTTAGTAGCTTTGTACCCTGTAAACGACTCTACTTCAATACTTTGTTTTTCAATCGAGAAGTAATTATATAAACCATCAATAACCCCAATACCTGTATTCAGTGATGGGTTATAGGTAATGTACACCATTACCCCTGCGGGCTTAAACTTATTGATTACTTCCATGATAGCATCATAATCAAACGGTCTGTCGATGGATATATCAATAATGCCATAGCGGTAGTAATCCCCTTGTAAGTAAGAGTCGGAGTTCAGTAATGAACGGTTTGTGTAGAATATGTCTACATAAGGTTCATAGATGTTAATTACAGCATTATGGTCACCGAAGTAATCATATAATGCGTCTTTAATGGCAGGTATTGTACCCCTTAATACCATAATGTATTTCTTGATACGCTCCCTGTATATGTCGTCCTCTTCACCAGGTCTACGTGTAAGACCTACAAAAGACCCCCATTTATCTAGGAACTCCCCTGTAGCACTATCTAAGTAAGACTCTTTCTTACTGTCTAGTAAATCTTCTAACACATCGGTTACCTTTTTGCTAATACCTCCTAATATCCCGTTGTGAATACTAGCTACTTTTGTAACACCTTGCCATATAGGGTTAAGAAATCGCACAAAGAGGCTTCGATTATCTTTACTTGAATTATTGTCTCTGCCTTCAATCATTTCCTATCCCTCCGTTCTTTGTCTATACGTGATTTTAATATCCCCTGCTCGGATAATCTCATTGTTATTCATTAAAACATTGCCTGCTAAGTCATTGAAGTAACAATCATAGACATTTGTATCATCAAAGTTCATTACATTCTGTATGAAATCAGCTAACACTAAATCTTGGTTTGCAGTAAACTCATTTAAGTATTGCTTAATAAACTTCTCCAAGCGGTCTTGGTATAAGGCATTAATCTGATTAATGTCTTCAACTACTAATGTAATATCCACATCTAACACATACTTAACAATAGGTAAAACAGATAACTCAATACCCGCAGGTCTATAATCTTGTAGGTTGTTAATTACCTTTTGTCTTAATTGCTCTGACAAATTGCCGTTAGAGTCATGGCAGTACACATAGTTAATACCAATCTTCTCAGCTACATATGCCCCACTAATCTCATCTACGGCAAGTGTACCATACTCTAAGGCTTTACGTGTAGCTCGTCCTCTACTCTCTACAAATAGTTTAAATAGCTTTTTCGTATCTTCGTAAGAGGCTTCCTCTGCACCTGTTAAGATGTCCTCTACGTTTACTACAGAGTCTACCTTGTATAGTGCATAAGGGAATACGTCCATATCACCTGCTGATACGTTTCCTACTGTTCCTGTTTCTGTACAGTATGCTGTAAAGTACGCCTCTTGTAGTCCTGCGTCCACTACATAGTCTACTAGTGTTTCGTACACTACGTCTACTGTATCCTTAGAACTCGTAATCTTAGTTCCACGGGGAATTGTTACTCGTGTGTCTAATGGCTCGATGAAAGTCACCCTGAACTGTCCATAAGCTCGTCTAGCAGGTTTTGGTACGAAGTCGTAGGATTGCATTAAACCTTTCTCAATACCCTCCATGATATTTGAGCGTGTTAGCATATATAATTCCTCTAACTCAATAGAGAAAGCGTCATACATAGTACGAACACCTGAACCTACCATAAAGTCTGTAATCGTTCCTGATATGGCACTTGTGTACCCTACCATATCTTTAAGTATATCAACTTGTTTCTTAAAATTCAAGGTACTCACTCCTTTTCTAGTTTACTAGGGTTATAACCCCTGTATTATCAACGTTCACGATAAAATCAAGCATGTTATCTAACGATGTAGGTTGAATGGTCATACTTAATGTTACTGAGTTATCTTCTACGTTGTGTTTTATTGTTACGTTTTTTATGTCCTCTACCCTAGGGTCAATCCTTAAAGTAGATTCTGCTTCTAACTTGATTTGTGTTAATAGGGCAAAGCTTAGCTTCTGTCCAATAAATTTGTATAAATCACTGCCATACTCTGGGTGTAAAGGTAGTGTTCCACGCTTTGTCCATAGTCTCTGTAGTAAAGCTTGTTTAAGGTTGTCTGCCCCTTTTACATATGCTAACCGTCCATCAGGTTTCAATGACATCTGTAAAATCTCGTCCTGTGTTCCTCTGTCTTTAGCATACGATAAATCTTGTATAAAGCTAAAATCCCGCCCTAACGTCAGTTCTTCTATAGTTTTTCTTGCGTCTATAGTTAGGGGAACTGACTTTAGTGCGTCTGCTGTCACTTCTACAGGAATAACAATATTATCCCCAGGTGTTACTACATTATCGTTGTGAAGTTTCTCGTTATGGTCTTCTACAATATAGGGGTGTCGTAGCCTATTGTACTGTGCTAACTCTGTCCACTGTGACATGGAACTCATGTGGTTTTGTGCAATAAGCTGTAATGTGTCCCCTTGCTTGATTGTGTAGTTCTTATAGCGCATTAAACTCACCCTCCATTCTTGACATGATGTATAGAATATCTGCATTTATCTGTCTTAAAGCTTTGATAACATCAGCATAGTCAGGGTTATCACCTAAAATTTCTGCTACATAGTTAATGTTGTTGTGGATGTTTTCCATATCTTCTTTGTTTACCCTTTTCACAAGTTGAGGGCTATTATCAATTGCATAGAGAATAGCAAAAGATTCTAAGAAAGTTGCTTGTATTAAAGAATATACTCGTCTATTGGAATATCTCAGCTCACTTCTTCTTAATCTATTCACTAGGGGAGGTTCTGGAATAGAACTAGTAGCTTCAAAGCTCTCTTTATCATCAATAAGCTCTTTAACTGTCACTGCTAATTGCGATACCTTGAACTGTGGGGTAAAGTACTGTGATAGTACTGGTAATTCATCGTCTAAAGGGTTATAGCGAATCTCTCCATTATCCCTTACCTTTAGTTCCTTAAGGAATGACATTAAGTATTTATTCTGTCTGTACTGTACCATTATCTCATCACCCCTAATGTGTTTCCTAATCTTGTAGAGCCTACGTTTGTGCTAGATAATAATGACCCTGTTGCATAGCCTGTGTTAGCGTCTACAGCTTGTGGGTTATTACTATCTATCGTGACTGTACCCTTATTATTTACAGTTACTGTCTCTGATACAGAACTGCTCGTCATCTTACGTGAACTCTTAACAGGATTACTTACAGGTACTATGTTACCTGCTGTATTCTCGCTCTGGGGTTCTTTGTAATTATCCCCTTTAGTAGCATTTGAATCTCCTGTTGTGATTTCTTTGTCTGTTAAATCCTCATACTTTGGATTAGAGTATGTAGCTGTATCAGATACAATGTAAAAATTCAAAGTGTATTGATATAGTAGCGGGTTTTCTGAACTACGCTTAAACTCAAACCCTTCTTGTGCTACATGTACTCGATAGTACCTATCGTCTGTGTAGTTATAGAAGAATAGAGGTTCATTTGTGATAGCACCCAAGTTCTGTGTTCTGGTAGTGTAATCAATAAGCATTTTTTCTAACTTATCAAACATACGTTTACCCTTTCCTCGTTTCCAACCAGTATGCCCTGAAATTCTTAATACAGGAATGTCATTGTTGAAATCCTCAATAACAATATCAGACATCGTTTTAATTGCTGTTACCCTTTGTGGTCGTGTAACCGAGTATTCTTGTGGGTTTAATGAGAAATTAAATATAGCGTCATTATGTGGGTCTTTAATTGTCATTCTTTTTAAAGCCGAAGTTCCGTCTGCTTGTGGCATAACGCTCACCTTCCTTTATCTATAATATAGTTGTTAGTCCATACCTACCACCTGTACATGCAGGTCTCCTGATTTATTGATAGTATATACTGCCACTTGTAAACCTGTATAGTTAGCCCCTGCTTGTAGGTAGTTGAATGAGATAGAGGTGTCCGCTATGTTTGTACTAATTGTTACACAGGGTGGTCTTGTGTAAGTCTTAGCAAATGTGATGGTAATGTTTTGGTTACCAGTACTAGGAAATGGTACAATGAAAGCTTCTACAGCTCGTTTACTTAACGTCTGTACAATACCTGATGTTGTTCCTGTCTCCTGCTCGATGTCATCTATACGCTCTGCTAATGATTCCTTATCCCCTCGTGCA